ACCCAATCAAGAACTGGCTAATCTCATCCCACAGGACGAGCACACCAAGGTTATCAAACTGTTTGATGACGGTCGTGTGCTGATGGTGCGTCCTGAGACCACAGTAGCTTGGTTCTTGGGTGATCGCAACGATGTCAACTTCCGTAATTTGTTTGAAGAATTTAGTCTTCATCCGTAGGCGGCAAAAATAGCGAGTATGCCTTCATCTGTTATATCTCGACTACCAATGCCAGCATAACGACCGTGGGGGACTGGGGGTTTTTCTATAACCTTCCATGTCTCCCACCATTGCATCCATTTATTGGATGTCATGTCGTAAAAATATAACTCACATTCTTTTAAATCTCGTCCTGCATACCACCTGTCAACATACAGTTGACAAGCCCAAGCTGTACCTCCAGAGATCTTAAGAACACTGTTATCATCTGGTAAAAAGTTAGCAACTGCATATACTCGTTCTGCAAATCTTACCTGAAAGTAATTTCTACGTAATAGATTGTTGACATGAGGATTTTGACTAGGCCACTTGCGTTTCATACTTTTAGCAGTGGTTGCTACGTATTGATTTGCTTCATCTAGTTCAAAACTTGTTAATTTTTTGACAAAGTTTTCTTCAACTGGTTTATATCCTTGAAAGGTGATGTGTATAAGCTCATGTCCTGCATTAACAGCCATTAGACCCCATGCATGATCTGCACCTTTAGCACCGCCGCTGAAACAAATTGGTTTCAAATCAACGAATCCACTTGATTGTATAAATTAGTCAATGTCCCGTTGTTGTCTAATACGGTAAACGGTCCACAGCTGACCCATTCATATTCGCTTGAATGAATCAAAGGCCATTTTATCGGCATGTTGACCGGTGTTGATTCTGCACACTGATACCATTCTGGTAAATCTCCTCGTTGTACCCACCAAAGTTTTCCTTGCAATTCTCGTACTAGTTTAATTTCGTTTGGAAAACGAACATCGGTGATAACAACATTGTTGTTATACTGTAATATTTTATTTTCCAAACTGGCAATCCAAATACCATCAAAAAAATGATTACGCAGAACATCTGTTCCTAGATGCTGTAATACCCATCTAGGTGTAACAGGTCTATCCATTTTTTTAGACCAATATTGATCTATTTCTTCTCGCCAACTACGTGATTCTGTCGTATCACCTTCTAATAAATGCCGAGGCCAATTAAAGATAACAGCAATTGCATCCTTTAGGCTACTGGCAAAACTAATTGACATATATCCATATTGTTTCGATAGATACTCACCAACGGTGCCTTTACCGCTGCCAATAAATCCCAAAATACCTATAACTTGTTTTTGCATATTACGTTATAAACTTATTGACCTGGTAAGATCAAGCTGGTTTTAGGTGCTATCAGCTAAATATCATTGCACAACATACCATTCATAATGAGGTAACAAATGGCGACTTTAGTTTCTCCTGGCGTATCGGTTACAATAACTGATGAAAGTCAATACGGTTCATCTGGTCCGGGTACCGTTCCGCTGCTAATAATAGCATCAGCACAAGATAAGTTACAACCTGGTAGTACAACTGCTATAGCACCTGGATCAACAAAGGCAAATGCTGGCAAGTTATACCTTGTAACAAGCCAACGCGATGCATTGCAAACATTTGGAGCTCCTACATTTTACAGTGCAGGTGGATCAGTACAATATGGAAACCAACTCAACGAAGTTGGTCTGTTTACATTGTATGAATATCTTGGAATTGCTAATCAAGCTTATGTAATTCGAGCTGATTTGAATCTTTCACAACTAGTACCATCTAGCGCAGAACCAACTGGACCAGTGTCAAACGGACAAAACTGGCTTGATCTTTCGATGACTACATGGGGCATGTTCCGTAGTAATGGTAATCCAAATCCTGCTTTTAGCTGGCAACCACGTAAACCTATTGTAATACAAACAGCAGCAAATCTTGAAAAGATTGCTCAAGGCCAGAGAGCAGTACCACTAATTAGTGGGTCAGGTTCGGCTATAACTGGAACAGGTTCTCTGTCGCTAGTAATAAATGGAATTACTATACTACCAGCGCCGGCAACAGGAGATAGCATAACAACTATTGCTAGTAAAATTAATGGGTATGGACCAATTTCAGCTCAAGGAATTACTGCTGTTGTATATTCAAGAACAGAAAAAGTATATCTAACTAATCCAAATACTCAAGCTGTATACGGAGCAACAGCTGACGTATATAACCTACGTCTTGTTAGAAAAGATGTAACTGCTAGCGATATTAATCTATCTGGTACTACTCAATCAGTATTAGACAATCTCGGTCTTGTTGAATATCCAGACAACGTAGTTCTACCTGCTTCTACACTAGGAGCTGTTGGAGATTATGCTGTAAACACACTTACTGATGATTTAGGTAATTATAAAAATCAAATGTGGGAAAAGATTTCGCTGGTAACAACCAGCGGATCTGCATCATATTGGTTTAAACTTGGCAGCACCGACGATGGTTATCCAGGTTGGGGATGGAGAGAAGCAGCACCCAGAGTTCTTGCCGGTTCTGTTCCTAATCCAACGCTAACAGCTAATGATGTTTGCACAATTAAAATTGGAACCGGATCAACATTAACAGTAACAGTTCCAAATCCAGCAAGTCTTACAGGGTTTAGAGATGTATTAAATGCAGCGTTTGATAGTATATCTGCAAATGCTATGGCATCTATAAACACAGTTGGCACTCAAAACTATCTAAAAATTACCAATTTTTCTGGTACATCTATTACTATTAACGATTTGAGTGATCAATACGGTGTAACAGGTCATCCGTTTAGAACCTGTGGTATTCTTCCGGTAAACACCTATTGGGGCAGTGTAACAGGAACAACTGCTCTAACCGGACAACCGTTTGATGCAGCTATACTTGATACAAAGTCTGCAACTGTTGTAAATCCTGGTAGTGCATACGAAGTTGGTGATACATTAACAGTTCTTGGTGGAACACATACTACTCAGTCAGTATTAACCGTAACAAGCCTAACTGTAGTATCTGTTGCAGTTAACGCAGTTGGTGCAAATTACAGCGTCAATGAAAAGCTAACATTTAACGGTGCTAATTACACAACATCAGTAATTCTAAATGTTGATGCAATAGACCAAAACGGTGGTATTACACAACTGAGCATTTATCAAGCAGGACAATTTACAGGCACCCCTGCACCAAAGGTCGCAGTTTCTCCTTATTCAACATCCGGACACGGTATTAATGTAACAGTTGATATAGTTTGGGGTGTTGATACAGTTGATGTAGCAATAGCTGGTAGCTATTCTCTGTATCCAGATATGCCAGTAAACGTTACAGGCGGTAACGGTTCGGCTGCAACATTTGATCTAACATACGATTGGTTGCAAAGCTCAACTATGGCAATTGATCCTGGTACAGGACCTGTTATTGTTCATGCACCAGCTGCTCCAGATAATACACTAGACGGTTTAATCAACGAGATCAACACAATTGCATTCCCTAACGGACCAATTGTTGCTAGTAAGGTTACGGTTGGTAACAGCAATTACCTAAAGATTACCAACACAAACGGAACAGCATTTACAGTTGAAGACGTGCGTGGACAACCTCTAGCAACCGCAGGTATAGCAGCAGGTGTTACATTTGGACGTCAACTTGTTTATCAAGGATATCAACCAACCCTTACTGTGCCATCTGATTTAGCAAGCCTAGCAAGTGAAAACGTATGGATCAATACAACACCTGGTAACCAAGGTGCACATTATGTTGTAAAACAATACATTAACGGTGTATGGTCAGTTCTTAACACTCGACCAAATACTGGTACCGTGCCAATGTACGCATCTACATCTGTTGCCGATGCAGCATTTGGGTCGCTAAAAGCAATCGGCAGTGTGTTTGTTGAATATAACAGCGATGGCGATTCTCCTGCAGAAGCAAATCATGTTCTGCAATATTGGACAGGGTCTTCATGGCAAGCATTAACATATACACCATCGTCAATAGCACCAACTGGTCCAGCTGTTGACGGAACACTGTGGTATAATACTGCATTGCGTGTTGATATAATGGTTAACGACGGTCTACAATGGCTTGGTTACAGAGAGAAATACCCTGCAACAGATATCAATGGTCCAATATTAGATAGTGCAGCACCAACTGTACAGAGCAATGGTGCACCATTAGTTGACTACGATTTGTGGGTTGATACCGCAGTAAAGCCGTATCCTGCAATCTATCGTTATAGTGCTGCAACAACTGAATGGATATTGATTGATAACACTGACCAAGTAAACAGTTCGGGGATAATATTCGCTGATGCCCGTGCAAATTCAACAGGGTTGTATGGTGGATCTGAGCTACAAAGTGATATGGTATTAAACCATGTTATAGATCCAGATGCACCAGATGCATTATTGTATCCGGCAGGTATGCTGTTATTCAATACTCGTTACAGTACTAACAATGTTAAGGTTTACAGGAAGAATTACTTCCCTACCCTAACATGGAAAGATCGTTGGGTAACATATAGCGGTAATAACACAGACGGAACACCATACATGGGCAGTGCTGCTCAACGTATTGTTGTTGTAAATGCACTACAGAGTGTGCTTGCAGCTAACCAAGAAGCTCGTGCAGAAAGCACTTACTTTAATCTGCTAGCAACTCCTGGGTATGTTGAATGCCTAGACGAGATGATCACTCTTAATACAGATAAAAAGGAAGTTGCATTTATCGTAGGTGATAGCCCAGCTGATTTAGAACCGACTGGTACTGCATTTGTTAATTGGGCAAACAATACTGCTAATGCAGCAGACAATGGATCTTCTGCACTTATCAGCAGTAGCCCATATGCCGGTGTTTATTATCCTTGGGGACTTGGAACTAACCTAGATGGTACAAGTGTTCTAGTACCTCCTAGCCTTATAGCACTACGAACACTAGCATACAACGATCAGGTTGCGTATCCTTGGTTTGCTCCAGCAGGATTCAACCGTGGATTGGTTACTGGTGTGTCAAGTGTTGGATATCTCACATCAGAAGGAGATTATCAACCGGTAACACTTAATCAGGGACAGAGAGACGTTCTGTATACTAACAAAATCAATCCAATTGCCTACATACCAGGTCGTGGATTAGTTGTTTATGGACAAAAGACTTTAAATCCAGTTAGCTCTGCACTTGATCGCATCAATGTTGCAAGATTGATTAACTATCTCAAATATCAACTTGATAACCTAGCAAAGCCATTCTTGTTTGAACAGAACGACAGCGTTACTCGTAAAAATGTTACTGCTGTATTCAGTTCATTCATGCAGAATCTTGTAAAACTTCGAGCATTGTATGACTTTGCTGTTATTTGCGACAGTAGCAACAACACATCGGATAGAATCGATCGCAACGAACTTTGGATTGATATTGCTATTAAACCAGAGAAGAGCATTGAATTCATCTACATACCAATCAGAGTATTGAATACAGGAGCTCCACTACCAGGTGGCAGCGCTTAATATTAAACCACAACAAGATTGGGGGATTTGTCCCCCAATCTTGATTGTACGCTTGTATAAGGTCATAATAATAAAATGACCAGCAGAACCGAAAACATGATACATGTGCTTGAGTTGCAGCTTGAAGAAGCTCTGCACATGCTTCGTCTTGTGGCTTGTAATCAACGAACATGTTTAGAAGTAGAAGAATGGTTAGCAAACAATCATCCAGAAAAATCTGATGATGGTCATGAGTTTTCAAGCATACTGCTATCACAGCATGCAAAAGGAACAACCAAATGATCGATGAAGAAGAACTTGAAAAACTTCAGTTGTTGGTGAATCAACAACTCTATAACACTGTTGTAGACAACTATGACCAAGTATCAGAAAAAGTAGGTAATGCTCAAGGAGCTAGCATGATGGTAAGTTCTTTAGCCACTACATTGGGTGTTATATTAGCTCAATTGCCTGACAGTCATAGAACAATGTTTTTTGAAGTAGCACGAACTATAATTGATGCCAGTATGACATCAACTATAGAGAAATTTTCTTATGAAAAATACGGCGTAGTTGGTCACGCATAAAATTTAATCGTATTTGTTAAAAATATCTAATATATCAATAACATAGCATTTCAGTATGTTATGCTGTTGTTGCTTGGTTATTATGTAACTAACATAAATCTAGGATAATAGTGGGGCTTGAGCAAGAAAATACCTAAAGGCATAAATAATCGGCAAGCAAGGAGTAATACGAGATGCCATCTATCATCCCACCAATCAATCCCCAGCTGAACACCGTTAACCGTTTCGGTGTACCATCAGCATACGACACCGCAGTATCCGGCGGACTATTGATGCCAAAACTGAAGCATCGCTTCAGAGTTTATGCACTTAATTTTGGTGTTCCAACTGGTACCGCAGCAATTGATTTTACACGTCAGGTTGTAACAGCCGCTCGGCCAACAATCAATTTTAACAATACACCATTACACAGCTATAACAACATCACATATATAGCACAAAAGCCAGAATGGAACAATCTAGAAATTACACTGCGTGATGATATCTACAATAATTTAACCAGTTTGGTTAGCGCTCAAGTTCAACGTCAAATGAACCATTATACTCAAAGCGCTGCTGTTACATTTGATAACTATAAATTCCAAATGTTGCTACAGGTTCTTGATGGTACAATGGGTACAAGTGGAACTCAAGCTGATACTAATGTACTTGAAGATTGGTATCTAGAAGGGTGTTATCTAGAAACTGTTGCATATGATAGCATGGACTATTCAAGCAACGACCCAGTGATGATCACATTAACTGTTCGTTATGACAATGCTACACAAGGTGACGAGTCGGTACTAGGATCTATAACCGGCTAATTATTTCATAGGTTCCTTGTTGCAGAAAAGCGGTGTCAAATCACCGCTTTTCTTTTGATAAATATCAACATGAAATCATATTCAACTGAACCGGGTGTTTTTCTTCGTTCACCAAAAACTGCTCAAAGAGTATTTGGGTTAGACAGTCCCAGCGAAATAGTAACAGCAGTACCTCGACCTAAATTCATATTCTTTGCTGAGTTTAACCCCAGCGATGGTGGACAACAGATGATGTCGTCGGCTGGTACTCCAAACCTCAATACACATCTCAACAAGGAAGGTATATCTTTTAAAGTCAAACAAATAGATAAACCTCACGTTAACTTAACAACTGTTGAACTTAATCAATACAATAAAAAGACTCTTGTCTATACAAAACTTGAATATGCTGATGCAACTATTCAGTTACATGACACTGTTGACGACAGTGTTCTGAGTTTATGGGTTGATTATTTTACCTATTACTTCGGTGATAGTAGACGTAAAAATCCAACTAGCTATTCTCAAAGTCCAGTTGACGGTACATTTAGTGATGACAGTGGTTGGGGGTTTAGACCGTTAACTGAACAAACACATTTTTTTGACAGCATACGAATTCTTGCATTTTATCACGGAACATACACATCGTTTAAATATATCAATCCAAGAATAACTTCAATCGATTTTCATCAAAAAGATTACACATCGTCTGATATAGAAGATATTACTATTACATTCAAATATGAAGCAATCGACTATGATGCATTTGCACAACCATTTACACAAGACGATGCGATTAAATGGGGATGGGCAAAAAAAGACGCACTGAACTTTCCAAAAATTGATAAACCAACACCTAACACAGCTAGACCAAAGTTCAAAAATGATGCAATGGCTAACTCGTTGATAAATCAGTTTAGAACTTTACCGTCAACTGTAAATGGTTCTCAATTAAAACCAGCACCTACTGTTAATAATAATTTTGATTCATCTGGTTTCCCTGCTATTGCAAACCAAGGATTGAATATAGTCAATCCATCTGGTCTTTCAACTCTAGTTGGACAAGCAACTATACCAACTCCTCAGTTTCAAAGCACATTATCAGCTGGTGTACCAAATTTTGGAATAACTTCTATACCTATTGCAACAAGTAGTAATTCTAGTTCGCCACTGTCTCTAGTTGATTCTGCTGGTATATTAAACTTCTAACCTGTTGAAATATATAATATCATCACTGAATAAAATAAACACCTTAAATAGTATTTGGTAACATGGCAACAAATTATACTCAACAGCTAGTAACGCAGCAATTGGCCCTACGTTCGGGGCAAATAGGTATCTCTGCTAACAACGGTGGATATCAGTATGTTGATCAAACAACTGGTAAAATTCTCAATGGTCAACCTGTAGCATCAAATTTATTAGCAAACCCACAACAACCAAATGATCCAAAGTTAATAGCGTATGCTCTTGATAGAGCTAGAGGATATTTTTCTGCACCTGGTACACCGCCTGAGTTAGTGGAAGCTATAGCTTCTGTTGCTGCATATACAAGTGCAACGCAGGGAGTTTCTGTAGATCAATTGTTTCCACAGGGACAACCAAGTTCATTGCTTATTGGGTCCTATAATGCATTTAAACCAAAAGGTTCTCAAGTAGGACTACTGACAGCAAATCAAAAACCGTCTTGGGCAAATAATATAACACAGCGTGGGTCAATAGCAGCAGCATTATCAGGACAGCCATGACAAAATACAGTCAAGATGAATTTGTACCAAAAAATCCCAACAAATTAGTTGGCAATTCTAGACCTTTTTATCGTAGTTCGTGGGAACTTACTGTAATGAATTTGTTAGATCAGCATCCAAATGTAATTAACTGGGCTAGTGAAAGTATAACTATACCGTATGTTAACCCACTAACGGGTAAGAAAAGCATATATATTCCGGATTTTTTTATTTTATACAAAGATAGAAGTGGTAGACAACGAGCTGAGCTAGTTGAAGTAAAGCCATCGAAAGAAGCCATTGCAGAAAATGCAAAAAGCAAACGAGATAAGGCTGCATTGTTAGTCAATACTGCAAAATGGGCAGCAGCAATGACATGGTGTAAGAAAAATGGAGTTAATTTCCGTATACTCACCGAATCTGACCTATATATAACAAAAGGTAAACAGATAAAAAAGCGATAACATGAGCAAACAATTTAGCAAGCTTGAAGAAACACTTGAATTACCAAATATCGATGATGTAATTGATAGCTCGATGTCAGCTGACGCTGATGTAATGCAGGCATTGCAAAATGCACAAAACCTAGAAGATCAATTTAAAAATATAAATGGGTATGATCAACACGATAGAGAAATGGACGAACTAGCTGACCTAGCCATCCAAGCACATAAAGACCTACAAGAATTAGGAATGAATGTAGAAGTAAAACATGCTGGAGAAATATTTTCAAGTTCTAGTCAGATGCTGAAGATAGCTGTAGATGCAAAATACAATAAGGTTGATAAAAAATTAAAGCTTTTGAAACTGCAATTAGACAAGCTTCGTATCGATAAAATGTCAAAATCCGATGATACAACCACATTAGATGGTACCGCTGTAATGTTAGACAGAAATGAACTGTTAAAACAACTACGTGAGATTAGTGATGGTGATAAATAACAAACACAGGAGCCATCTAGACATGAAGCCATTCAAAGATTATCTAGCAGAAAGCGCACATGATCATCAATTTGTGATCAAATTTGCTGAAAAGCCAACAGAAGAACAGGTCGATATCATTGAAACCTATTTGAAAAAGTATGATCTAAAGGCCTTTACAATGCCAGAAAAGGTATTAGAGGACCATAAAGATTTTATAGACGTGCCAAATAGAGAAGTATTCTCTATGAATGTAACGCTAGGAATGCCTATGTCGCCATATGTTCTGTTACAAGAACTCAAACTAGCAAGCAATATAAGTGAAAAATTTCTTGTAGTTAGAAATGCTACTGATCCAATTGAACAGTATGCTCGGCAAGATGTTTGGAATAGACTACAAGATGCCGAAGCAAAAGATAATGGAATGGCACATGCTGCACGCCTCAGTACAGATAGAGAATATCTACCAGCTGAACAGCCTGCTGTTACCAATCTCTATGGAGATGATTATAATCAAAAACTTTTAACATATCTTGCAGGTGTTGCCGGCGAGCGTCCAAAACTTTCAGTTGATTCACCAGCTCCTCTGTTTAGCTGGATTAAGCTAGAGGATATTGCACCTGGTGAACCACATCAAGATACTTCAGATTTTAATGCACAGTTTAATACGCCTAAACCAGTAACCAAAGGTTCTAGCGAGAGGCCAATTGACAGCACATACATAAATTCAAGAGGTACAATGAATGACAGTTCATTACCATCAGTGAAGTTCTTTAAGGATCCAAACACAGGCAAAGCCAAGCAGGTAGTGCTTCCTGCAAAGAAAGGTTAACAAAATGGATAAGCATTATCAGCTACATATAACAAGTCCCACTACAGAAGTCAACGTTGATACTGTTGATCCAACTGAAATTGCAAGAATAGTCAGTTTAGCAGGGCTCCCGCCTCAAACAGTTGCACCGGCTGTTACTCCTTCTGCTCCAATCACACATGATGTACATGCAGATGATCTTGGTATGGGAGACGATATAGGACATGATGGCATTGACGATGAGGAACTGAATCACATAGAACCGTCTATGGATGATTCTCTGGATGATTCATTAGAAGAAGATGTTGCAGAGTATGACTATGGCTATCAAGAATTTAAAGACGAAGGTCATGAAGTTGACCCAACTATCTTCTATCAGAGAGGAAGCAAGCTTCCTCAGCGAATTGTCAAAGGTGGTCAAGGTGATAATCCTTTAATTAGCGAATTGCATAGACATCTAGTTAGTCAATACAAGAGTTTCCTTGCTGAAACAGACAAAGAAAATGACACAGGTGTAATGAGTCCATTAAGTGATCCAACTAAACCTGGATTTGATAAAGATCCATTTAGTGGAGAAACTCCTGTGACAGATGGCAGCAGAAGCCCAATGAGCACTATAAAAAGGCAACATGCCTTTAAGTAATATATGCTAAATCTGCACGCTACGTACGAAGCTAGTAGGCTAATTTATATTTGTAAAAACAGCAGGGACGATATCCAATCGTCCCTGCTTTCTTATCTACGAGGAGAGTTGACATGATTATACGTGCCACGCCAGTTCTTCTACAGGTGGTATACTATTTGCCAGATTACCCAAGTGTATTAAACGAATTTACCTGGGGTTATAACGATAATATTCCAGAATTATTACGAACTCATAGATTTTTACGCCACTGGCAAGCTAATATAGACGCTGTTATTGCAGAAGTGTTGATAAGTATAAATGATGGTCCAACAAGAAACTGGCGATCAGTTGATGAAATTATTGGATACAATTAATGAGAATAGAAAATGTCAAACAAAAATAAGGATTTTGAAAAGCTTAAACCAGCTAATCAGCCAACCACATATACGCAGGAACAGTTTCAAGAATTTCTAAAATGTGCTAGGGATCCAATCTATTTTATGGAACATTATATGTTCATTCAACACCCAACACGTGGAAAAATATCGTTTGAAGCATATGAGTTTCAAAAAGATTTAATCAATACGTATTGGAAAAATCGTAATACTATTGCAATGATTCCTAGACAAAGCGGGAAAACTACAACCGCTGCTGGGTATTTGCTTTGGTATGCAACATTTATGCAAGACGTAACAATACTTATTGCTGCTAATAAATTCCGCGCTGCTAACGAAATTATGATGCGTATAAAGTATGCATATGAAGAACTGCCTAATTTTCTTCGTGCAGGAGTTGAAAGCTATAATGTGCAGAGCATTGTTTTTGATAACGGTTCTAGAATAATGGCAACAACGACTACACCAGACAGTGGTCGCGGTATGTCTATAAGCTTGCTATATCTAGACGAGTTTGCGTTCGTTCCAACTAATACAGCATCAGCATTTTGGACAGCTATGGCACCTACTCTAGCAACTGGTGGTAAATGCATAATTACATCTACACCAAAAAGCGACGAAGATCAATTTGCCGAGCTATGGTTTGGTGCTACAAACACACTAGACGATAATGGTAATGAAATACCAGGCAGTGTAGGCCGTAATGGATTTAAGTCATTTTCTGCACATTATAGCGGAGTACCTGGGCGAGATGAAGATTGGGCAGAAAGAGAAAGGGCTAAAATTGGCAATGATAGATTTCAGCGCGAATACGAATGTGTATTTGCCGGCGAAGAATCAACGCTTATAAACAGTTTAACATTGCAACGATTAACCGGTATAGACCCAATACACAAGACTGGAGAAGTACGATGGTATACTAAAATTTTACCAGATAGAACCTACCTAGTAAGCCTAGATCCAAGTGCAGGGGTTGGTAGAGACGCATCTGTTATACAGGTATTCAGTTTACCAGATATGGTACAAGTAGCTGAATGGAGTGGAACTAGAACCAATATTCCAAATCAAGTTAGACATATGCAAAGTATTATAAATGGAATTTACAGTGAAATAAAACGACAAGGATACAAAGGTGAGCCTGAAATATATTTCACTCTCGAAAACAATAGCTGGGGTGAAGCTGCTTTACAAACTGTCAACGATATAGGTGAAGAAAACTTCATGGGTCAGTTCTTACATGAACCTCGCAGGCCGGGAACTGTTAGGCAGAGAAAAGGGTTGAATACCAATGGTAGAACCAAAGCATCATCTTGTGCAAAATTAAAAACACTGATAGAAAGCAATCGATTAACTATACATAGCAAGCAACTGGTAAAAGAGCTAAAATTCTTCATCAGCAAGGGAGATAGTTTTGCTGCTAAAATAGGCGAACATGATGACTGTGTAATGAGCACATTATTGTGTGTGAGAATGATGCAAATGGTAACAAATTGGGATGACAGAATTGGAGATCTAATCAGTGATGCGTTTGATGATGCAGATTCACAAAATAGAGATCCTATGCCATTTTCAATAATGATCAGCTAAATATCCAGCTGTTCGGAGAAGGTAATGAATTTCAACTGGAGTATTATTAGTAATAAACTTTGGGGCATTATTAGTGGGTCTTGTAAAAAACTCACTATGTATGATGCTAAAGGTTCTGAAACAATTGATCCAGATGAAGCCACGCGGTTTTTTGCCAGCTTCCCTAGTTCATCTTCAGACCTTGATACATTTACAATATTAGTTGCTATACATGACGAAGGTCAATCCAGTTATATTGTAATCAAAACACCAACCCTAAATGAATCTGATGACGATTTTAACACGATTTACAAGTTAAGAAATCATATTAAATCTGCTATTGGACAAAGAGAAGGCATCAAGATTAACTGGCAGGTTTTCGACCATGCCATAGACCCTCGGGAGGAAGCTGTGCATAATATTAAAGAAGGCAAAGACGTTGGTAAGGTCTTTGGTACTACAAAGAGTTCGTTTCAACGTATAGGCGAAGCCAAACTGATAATTCGACATACAGATGTTGTGAATGAAGAAAAACACGGCGCACGCACTAGACATATTAAATCTATATTTGTCGAAAACAAACTCGGTGAACGGTTTTCTTTCCCTCATCCGCATTTAACAGGCGGAAGAGCATTTGCAAGACATATAAGCAATGGTGGCACAAACTACGATGCTATAG